CGGGGTGTGCGTAGGATTGCCGGACGACGCGCATGCGTTCGTCCATGGACACGGGGCTATCCTCGCTCGGGGCGTCCCCGGACGCGCCCGCGGGGGCGGCGTGGGTATCCTCTGATTGCGCGGCGTTGCCATCACGGGCCGCGAGCGCGGCCCGCAGTACATCAGTCGGGATCGTGGACAAGAGCGTCGCCGTCACATCGTGCGCGCCCTCGTGCCGCGCGCCCGTCACTTCGGTACCCGGCACGGCGGGGCAGGGCGTCACGCTCACTTCGTCCAGCTCGATCTCGCGGTAATGCAACAGGCTCTCGCCGGTCGGCGACGGCACCCATTCGGAGTCGCGGGCGTAGAACCCGACGGAGAGCCCGGTAAAGGCGTTGGCCGCGACGACCGCTTTCAGGTATTCGAGCTGCGCGCGGCCCGCGGCGGTGTCGAAGAGGTCCGCCGTCATGAGCACGGCGTCGCCCACATCCTCCAGCGCGCGGACGACACCCACGTGCGCGCCGGTCTCGTTCTCATGATCGGCCAGGAGCTTGACGCGCCCGGCCGCCAATTTCTCGGCGCGGGTGCGATCCAGGCAGCCGCGATCAAACACGGTGCCGTAGTAATCGGCGACGCCGTAGGTCAAGGCGATCCCCTGCATGCGGCCGGCAACGCCGGCGGGCAGCGCGTCGGCGCGAAGTTCCAGATTCCGAAGTTCGCCGCGCACGACGGCGCGGATACGGGATGCGGCGCGCGTCATGCGGGTGCCTCCAGGTCTGAGTAGAGCAATGTGCAGCGGCAGTTGATGACCTCCGCAGCAGAGCCGTTCTGATCGCCCGGGTACTGCAATCCATTCGGGAAGGCCTGGCTCAGATCGCGGCGGACGCGGTCCTGCGCGGCATGCGAGTCGCGGACCTTGTCGTCCTCCTGCGTGAGCCATTCCTTGCTGCGGAGCGCGCCGTGCGAGTTCATGGCCGCGAGCATCTCGCCCGCGTTCATGGCGCCGATCGTTTCGGTGCGCGCGATGCGCACGGCGCGCATGGTGGTGATCTCGTCCGAGAACACGGTCTCGCGAATGGCGTTCGCGATGTCGCGGATGCCTAAGCCCGCCGCGCGCGCCTGCTCGACGACGGCCTGAATCTGCGCATAGGTCGTCTCGGTAACGCCGCCCGCGAGTTTGTTGACGCGCGCGCGAACGGCCGCCGTAACGAGCGGATTGGCGAGCGACCAGTCCAGACCGATGCTCGCGGCCACGGCGGCCGATGACGCGCCGAGTGTCGCGCCGACCAAGGGCGTGAAGCTCTCCTCCCACGCGGCGGTAAAGTCGCCGTCGTCGGCATAGGTCGCGCGGAGGAAGGCCAGCGCCTCGGCGATGAGCTGCTCGTCGGTCGGATCGCTCGCGCGCTGCGTGCGGCGGCGTCGCCGCGCGCCGAATGCCGCCCTGACGGCCTCCCGCTCGGCGGCGAAGCGGAGGAGTGCCGCCGTCCGGAACGGCCCCTCCTGTCGCTCGGCGGAGGCATCGAACGCGGCCCAGAGCGTTTTCCGCTGCGGGTCCGTGAGCGCGACGCCCGCGCGCAGCGCGAAGCGGGACGGCTGAGCGCGCTTCGGTGCCGGCGCGGCGTTGGGATCTGCTGCGCCGTCGCCCACATCGGGCGCGGCGGGATCGACGCCAAGCGCCGCGGGCACCGGCGCGGGCGGCGTGATCGCGTCGGCCACCGTGGTGAGCCGAGTCGTCGTCGGCACGGCCAACGTATCGGAGGGCTTCGGGCTCTCCTCTTCGCCGATCCGGCGCCGCGCTTCCTCGCGCGTGATGAGCGAGCCCTGCCACTCCGCCAGCGTGCGCGCCGAGGTCGCGGCTTCGTCCTCGGTGAGTTCGGACAGGCCATCGGGCGAGAAGCGCGCATACACGTCGCCGAACTCCGGACAGTACCAATCGTCCAGCACGGCCGTGATGAGGGCCATGAGCGGGATGACGGTCGTCTGAATCAGCCGGAAGCGCGCCTCGCGATACTCGACGCCGGAGAACGTCGAGCCGCGGCCCGTGGTCGTCGAGATCCCCACCATGCGGGGATCGACCTGGAAGGCCGCGCAGATGTCCTCGCGCGCGACGGCGCGGAGCGCCGTGAATTCCATGTCGCGCATGTTGAAGGCCATCTGCACGACCTTCTCGACGCCCGCCATGAAGACGACGCGGCCGCGATTGCCGCGCCGCACCATCTTCTCCTGCCAGCGCTCTTCGGCCGCCGTCAGTTCGTCCTTGCCCACGCTGCCCTTGACCTGCACGACGGCGGACGGCAGTCCCTGATTCGTGATGATCTGCCGCGTGTATTGCGACGCCTCGCTGTCGCCCGTGATGTCCAGGAGCGCCGCGGCGGCGCGCGGGTAGCCAAAGAGCCAATCGCCGCCGGCCAGGTCCTTGAAATGACAGACATCCGTGGCGAGCGAGGTGTGCGTGACGCCGAGCCGGTCGCGCCAATCGTACTGGATGATCTCGTGCGTCGCGGGATCGAGATAGACGTACTGTACCATCTCGGGGTGCACCAAGCGGATCCTCGCGGGCGCGGCGCGCGGGCTCGTGCGCTCCAGCACCCAGATGGTGTTCCCGTAGAGCAGGACGTGGAGCGCGGTCAGCGCGCGGAGCTGCAATGCCGTCATGCCAATGCGCGGATGCTCCAGCAAGAGCGCCGCCGGGACATTCGGCGTCACGTCCGCGCTTCCCGTCTGGCTTTTCCGGTAAATCTCGAGCGGCACGGAGGCCGCGATGTCGGTAATGAGCCGCGCGCACGCCTGTACCACGGGGTGCCGCTCGAATCCCAGGATGCGCACGTCGCGGCCCGTGCCCTGAAACTGCGTCGGCTGATCGCCGCGCACGATCTGCCAGCCCTGATCGTTGACCAGGGCGCGCGTCTCCCGCGCCGACCCCGGCGCCAGGCGCGCGCTCGCGATCCGGGAGAGCTGCGCTAGGCGCACGGAGCGGGGAACCAAGGAGAGCGTCATGCGACGAGCAACCGGGCGCGCGGGCGCGCGAACGCATAGCGTGCCATGGCGAGCGCGCATACGCAGTCGTCATGCAGGCCGGGCGGCGCGCTATAGCGCACGCCCGTGCGCGTGTATTCGTACTCGAACGCTTCCAGCTCGCGGGCGATGGGGCCATCGGGGAAATGGATCACGCGGCTTTGGATCGCGACGGCCAAACCCTCCATGATCTGCTGCTTCGAGCTCGCGGTGAACTTGAAGCCCTCGAACCCGGCGTTCCGCGCCTGCAGGGCTTCCAGCACCGGGTCACCGACCCCGGTCGAGTCCACGAGCGCGTCGCATCCGGCCGTGTGCGCCTCGATCTTGCCGATGGTCAATTCCCATGGGCCTTGCCAGCGCTCGAAGCGGCAGACGTCGCCCCGATCATCGAGCGCAATACCCACGGTCCAGTCCTGCGATTTCGCCAGGTCCCAGGCCCAGAGTGTGGGGCGGCGCGTCGAGAGTGGCATGAGGCAGGAGCGGATCTGCGCCACGCCGAATGGATTGCCGCCATCATCGGAGGGCTCGGCGAGATAGAGTTCGCGAAAGACCTCGGGCGGGAGCGCGCGCTCGGCATCCTCCACTTCGGCCGCATCCAGTACGCCGCCCTCCACGGCGTCATGCGCGGTGAGCCTGAAGTACGCCATGTCGTGCTCGCCCGCCTCGGCGCGACGCGCGAGTTGATATGCCCAATTCTTCCGACCCTTGACGTTCCCGATGATGCGCACCGGGCCGCGCGTCGCCGTGAGCGTGGACCGGATGGCGTGCCAGGCTTCCGCTTTGCAGCGCGTCGCTTCGTCAATGACGGCGGCGTAGACGTCTTCGCCGTAGAGCGAATCGGGATGATCGGCGCCCTTGAACCAGATGACGGCGCCGTTCGCCAGGGTCAGCGTCAGCTCGCTCTCGTTCGCCGTATAGAACTCGCGCGGGATCGCGCGCTTCATGCGGCGAAACGCGATTTTCGACACGTCACGAATGGGCGCGACCCACCAATAATTGCGCCCCGCCTGCCCGTGGAGCGCGGCCTGCTCGAAGAGCCAGACGAGACAGCCCACCGTCTTCCCGGATTTCGTGCTGGCTTCGACGACCGAATAGCGTGCGGGCGTGAACAGGAACGCCGCCTGCTTCGCGTAGAGATGCGGGCGGACGTATTCAATCGTCGCCGGCATGGCCTTCCCCGATGACGAAGGTGCAGCGCAGCGGCGCGCCGTCCTCGCCGGTCACCTCGTGATGCTGGCGGTCGGCCATGCCCAGATGATTCTTCGCCAGGAAAATGCACATCACGTTGTCGCCCTTGAGCGCCTTCTGCCACATCGTGCGGCGGAGCGAGGCTTTGCCCGCGTGACGATGTGCGGCGGCGTAGTCCTCAAACTCAGCGCGTTTCTCACGCTTCACGGCGCGCCGGATTGTTTTGTCTGCTACGCCGAAAAACGCCGCGATCTCCTCCGCCGTGCACTGGATGCGACACAGGTTGTCAAAGATTTGCCAGTCAATCACGGCGTGCGGGCGGCCAGCCATCAGACCACCAGCGCCGCATAGCGGCGGCGGATGAAGTCGCAATAGGCGGGGTCGATCTCCATGAGCCGCGCACGCGCCTCCGTCGTCATGGCGCGCGGGTTATAGGGCGCGGGCGCGAGCGCGCTCGGTGAGACGGGAGTGATCATGAGCCGCGCGTCTTTTTTGGCCCTTTTGGTGGACATTATCTCGTGCGCGCGCTCCCGTAAACGAGAATACGCGGCCTTTCGGCCCACTAATGGGCGA